ACCTCAAGGTCACCGCCACGCCGTACACGACCGGCACCGTCTACACGGTCGCCCGGCTCGGCAAGGGCAACGACGGCCCCGTCTCGGCTTCCGCGAAGGGCGTCAACGCCACGGTCAGCGGCTGATCGGCTTGACAGTACCGACACAGTGAGCGGCGGGTGGCGACGAGCCGCCCGCCGTTTCGCTTTGGAGGGCTACGCGTGATCGTGCAGGTCGGCGATACGTCGGTCGAGGTGCGTGCCGAGGCGGTGCTGTCGGCTCCGAGGTTCGGGCCGCTCACGAACGTGTTCGCGTTCATCGAGAGCCTCATGCCGCTGCACATCCGCCCGACGCTCGGGCAGGGTGCCTACTGGTCGATGGCCCTCACCAGGATGCTTGAGATGTTCTCGGACAAGACCGAGTACATCATCACGCTCGACTACGACACGTTCGTCACGCAGTCCGATGTCGAGCGGCTCTTCGCCCTCGCGATGACCTGCCAGTGCGACGCGCTCGCCCCGATCCAAGCGAAACGCGAGGACGGGCGGCCGATGCTCACGCTGCTCGACACGATGGACGATCCGCCTGCCGACGGCAAAACGGAACTGCCGCTGTCGTGGTTTGCCGAGCCAGTTCAACAGGTGGACACGGCGCACTTCGGCTGCACGATCATCTCTACCAGGGCGCTCAGGCGAACGCTCAAGCCGTGGTTTCACAGCAAGCCAGACGCCGAGGGCGGCTGGGGCGACGGGCGGATCGATGATGATCTGTGGTTCTGGTCGCAGTTCAAGAAGTCGGGAAACCGCCTCTTCATCACGCCGCGCGTGTGCATCGGCCACGGCGAGTACGTGATCTCGTGGCCGAGTAAGGATTTCTCGGGCCCGGTGTTCCAGCACACGACGAACTGGCAGCGGACGAAGAAGCCGCCGGAAACTGCATGGAGGGTCGGCGAGTGAACACAATCAGAGTACGGATGAATCGTGCATACGGTGCCTACAAGGCGGGCGAGCTCGTCGAGGTGGACGAGTCCTTCGCCGCGAGGCTCTTCGCGTGGGGCTACGCCAAGCGAGAGACACAGCAGTCGCTGATCGAGACGGCAGCGGTGGAGCCGGTCGCGGAGCGGGCAGACCTAACGCCACGACGCAGGGGGCGACGCCATGAATGACGGCAAGCGATACCGATCACTGAAGGTCGCCACGCAGCCGGTCGTCGAGCCGGTGAGCGTCGCCGACGCCAAGGCTCAGCTGCGGATCGATCACAACAGCGACGACACGTACATCGCTGCGCTCATCTCGGCGGCTCGCGAGTATTGCGAGACGTACATGGACGAGACGCTCGTGGACACGCAGTACGTAATGCGGCTCGATGCGTTTCCGGCGGTCATCGAGTTGCCCCGCCCGCCAATGTCGCAGACCACCGGTCGCACGGCGGTCTCGATCGTCTACACCGCGAGCGAGGCGGGCAACACGGCGACGCTCTCGACGACTGAGTACCGCGTCGATCGGGACGCGAAGCCGGGCACGCTGCGAACGCTCTACGCCGGATCGTGGCCGAGCCACCTGCTCGACTACGGCAGCGTCACGGTCACGTGGTGGGGCGGCCGTGGCGACGACGGCAGCAAGGTTTCGCCCCGCGTCAAGGCGGCAATCCTCATGCTCGTCGGGCAGTGGTACGAGCGTCGCATGGCGGCAGACTCCGTGTCGCTCTCCGAGATGCCGTTCGGTGTGAAGGCGTTGCTCGACAGCGTGAAGTGGGGGAGCTACACGTGAACGGACGCATCATCGTCGATTCGCAGTTCACCGACACGGCGTTCGCTACCGGTGTAGCCTCGACGAAGGTTGTCTCGCTCCAGACCTCGAACGAGTACACGTCTGGCAAGGTCGCCGTCGTCTCTGGCACGTGCGGTACGTCAGCCGTGACGATCACGCTCGCCTCGCCTGGGTACACGGCGGCGTCGGGCTCTGCCATATCGTTCTCGTCGGTCTCTCGGATCGTGTTCTCGGCGACCGGCGCGACGCTCGTGAAGTGCGTCGGCGGTGCCACGGGCAAGCCGCTCGTGCTGTCGCGTGCCGAGCAGGGTGCCGTCTCGGAGGTCGGTGCGACGGAGACCTCGCTCCAGGTGAGCGTGGATGCAACCGCTGGCACGTCGTCCTACACACTGGTGATGTATGGCGATTGATCCGGGTCGGCTCCGCGAGCGAGTCACGATCCAGAGTGCGACTGAGGCTCGCAACTCGATCGGCGAGGTCGTGCAAACGTGGGGCACGTTCGCCGAGGTCTGGGCGAGCGTGGACGGACTATCCGGTCGTGAGGTGCTCCAGTCCGGTCAGCAGCAGACCGAGGTGACGCACCGCGTGCGGATGCGATACGTGACCGGGCTGACGCAGCGGATGCGGCTCTCGTGGCGTGGTCGGATTCTGGAGATCACGAGCCTGCTCGAGCACAACAACCGCACCGAGCACGAGCTTCTGTGCGTGGAGGATACGGACTGATGGCGACCGCAGGGATCACGATCACCGCTGAGATCGCCGAGTTCCGCGAGTTGCAGACGGCGATTGGTCGCATCTTCACGCCAGCGGACAAGGCAAAGATTTTGCAGGACGCTTTGAAGAAGGCGCTCGCCCCAGCTCTAGAGCGGCTCAGGGCAAACACGCCCGAAGGTCCGACCGGCAACCTCAAGCGTGCGGCATCGGTGAAGATTGTGGCGTACTCGCGGGACGGCAACGCCGTCGGGCTGCTCGGCTACCGGCGGGCTGGCAAGGGTGCGAGCGAGTCGGCCCAGGGCGGTCGTGTCCGCAAAGGACCGGATCGTGCGTTTCATCAGTGGTGGCTCGAAAACGGCACGAAAGACACCGTCATCGACAAGCTCTCAAACACGCCGTATGCCCGCAAGTCGCACACCAGACGCAACCGCAGCGGCAGCGTCACGACTGTGCGGGCTCATCAAGTGAGCGGGCAGAACGCCTACTACGCCTCGTCGTTCAATAAGCTCGGACCGTTCAAGATTCAGCCGACTCCCCGACCGCCCCGAGGCGAGGAAGGGCAGCGAGTGCAGACGACGCCCGGCTACCCGCAAGCGTTCTTCAAGCGGTCGGCAACGCCGATCACGATCAAGGGTCTGCGGGCTGGCGGCATCCTCGGCCAGCCGCCGCTGAAGACGACGTGGGAGGAGGTCGGCACGACCGTCGCCGAGATCCTCCAGCGTGAACTGAGAATCTCGCTGGAGCGTGCTCTCAGCACGCTGACCCGGTCGGCTACGGGAACGCTCTGATAACACCGATGTTTCGTCGTTTGATAACTGCAAGGGTGGGGGTGTGACTCCATAGGTTCGGGATAGGCGAAAGCCGATCCCGAACATGGCATTCAAGTCACCCGAAAAAGCCGTCGCCGACGCCCTGATCGCCGACGCGACGGTGGCCGCGATTCTCGGCACCAGGATCTACCCCGTCCTCGCCCCCGCCTCGGCGGCCCTCCCGCTGGCGACGTGGCGGCGTCAGGCGGTCACACGGGAGACGACGCTCGGCAACACCCGTGGCGGGCTGCCTGTCGTGACGCTCGCCCTGGAGCTCTACGCCGAGACCTATGAGGCGGTGCGGGAACTGGCTGACGCCTGCCGGTCGAAACTGGATGGGTGGGGGAATGCGGTGTCATCATCAGTATCAGTGCGACACGTCGCGCTCCAGAACGAGCAGGACGGGTTCGTACAGTTGGCAGGTGGCGACCTGCCTCCGGTGTTTTCGGTCACGCAGACGTACACGATCCTCTGGCAGGAGACCTGATCCGTGAGCAACCCCTCGACTCCCCATGACGGCGCCGGAACGGTCCTCAACCTGTTCGGCACCGTGTACACGGTCACGAACATCGTGATCTCGAACACGAACCCCGGCGCTGCCGCCGAGGCGACCGTGGACGTGGGGCATCTCGGCCAGACGACCGGCGAGACGCTCGCGACGCTGAGCCGTCCGCTCGTGATTCCGGCCGACGATGGCGGCACGGGTCGCTCGGTGACGTTCGACTACCTCGGCAAGACGATCATCCTCGACGCCTCGACGGGCACGATCACGATCACGACCGGCGGCACCACGCTCATCAACGGCAAGGCCGCCACCGTGTCGAGCTCGACGCTGACGCTCGCGACGAACGACGCGATCCGGGGTCAGGCGACGATCACCGTGGCTCGCTGACCGTGACGGAGGTCCGTCATGGCTACGCGAGTCTCGGGAGTTGCTGTCACGTGGGGCGGCACGCAGATCGAGCAGGTGTCTAGCGCCACGCTCGATCTCGTCCGTGAGATGCCGGTGGCTCGCACGGCACGGTGGACCCTCGACCTGGGCGAGGTCACGCTGCCAGCGTTCACTCGAACGGCGCTGCCCGAGAGCCAGTACGGCGTGCGGGCTCGCCTCGTGATCACGGCGCAGAACGACCAAGGCGCCGCCACGTCGAGCACGTTCACGGTCTTCGACGCCGACTGCGTCTACCTCGGTGCCGAGGTCCGTGGCGAGCTCAACGGCGTCTGGCAATTTGACCACCGGTTCAAAGTCATGGATACGGTCGGCGTATCGACCGCGTATCCATCGTGAGGTGAGTGAGACATGGCGACACTGACGGCAGAACAGATTCTCGCGAGCAACGACGCCGGGCTCATGGGACCGATCACCGTGCCCGAGTGGGGCGGTGACGTGTTCATTCGCGTGATGAGCGTTGGAGAGCGCGATTCCTATGAGCGGTTGTGGATCGGCAAGAAAGACTCCGGCATCGAGAACTTCCGGTCGGAGTACCTCGCCCGCTGCCTCTGCAATGAGAAGGGCGAGCTGCTCTTCACCCGTGCCCAGGTCGTCGCGCTGGCGAGCCGCAGCGGTGCGGTCGTCGGTCGGCTCTTCGACTCGGCGCTCAAGCACAACAACATGACGGAGGCCGATGTCGAGCAGTTGGCAAAAAACTGAACGCCTCGCCATCGCGTCGGTTTCTCTTCGCGCTGGCGGGGCATCTGCGGATGACCGTTCGCGAGTTGTGCGAGCGGATGGATTCGCGGGAGTTGAGCGAGTGGATGGCATACACGAGGTACTTCGTCCCGCTATCCGACCCGTGGCTCCAGACAGGACTGCTCGCCTCGATCGCTATGGCACCGTACACGGACCCGAAGAGAGGAAAGCCGCCGACGGCTGAGGACTTCATACCGAAGGCACGACCACCGCAGCACGAGTCGCAGGACCGCGAGGCGATCCTTCGGCTACGGCGTGAGATGGGGATCATCGACTGATGGCAAACATCCTCGGACTCGCGCTGAAGATCAGTGCGGACTCGACGCAACTGAAGCTCACGCCCGCAGAGCGTGCTCTTCAGACGCTTGGCGCCGAGGCGGCGAAGCTCACGAGCGTATTCGCTCAGTTCACGGGCGAGTCGTCGGCGGCAGCGACGGCACAACAGAAGTTCGCCACTGACCTCGCGTTCCTCAACTCGGCGCTGAAGACCGGGCAGATCACCGCCCAGCAGTACGCCGAGGAGTTCGCGAACCTTGCCCAGGCGTCGGAGCAGGAAGCCGCTGCTCTCCGCGAGGCGGCCCGGATCACCGAGTCGGTGCGGACTCCGTTCGAGCGTTTCCAGCGGACGGCGGGCGAGCTCGCCGTGCAACTGGACGCGGGTCGCATCTCGCAGGAAACATACAACCGGGCGGTCGAGCAGGCGTCGCGTGGGCTGACTGACGCCGAGCGTGCGTCGGCCGGGCTCGCGGCCCGCACTGCTGATATCGCCGACGCTGGCGGGGAGGCGACGCTCCAGTTCAATGAGCTCTCGGGCATCTTCTCAATCCTGCCCGGCCCGCTCGGGAATATCGCTGGACGCATCTCGGGCATCACGTCAGCGAGCGAGGGGCTGTCCCGCGTGTTCGCTGGCGGTCTGTCTCAGGGTGTCTCTGCGATCGGTGCGTCTGTCGCCGCGTTGGCAAACCCGTTCACGATCGCAGCCGGTGCAATCGTCGCGACAGGTGCGGCAGCACAGCAAGTGGTCGCCGGGCTTCTTCGCCTGGATGATCGCGTCGAGAAACTCGGGAACGCAGCCGACAAGCTCGGCCTGTCGTTCGAGTTTATCCAGACTCTGGAGGAAGCGGCGAACCGCAGCGGCACCAGCATCGACGCAGTGAGCGCGGCGTTCGGTCGGCTCCAGAAGTCAGTGCTCGGCGTCGATGAGGAGAGCAAGGCAGCACAGAAGGCGCTCGCCGAGATCGGCGTCACGTCGCAAGAGCTTGCGGACCTTGACCCGCAAGAGCAGTACCTCAAGATCGGGCAGGCACTCGCTGGAATCGAAGACCCGGCGAAGAGGACTGCAACGGCTATCGCTTTGTTTGGCAAGACCGGCACCGACCTCATTCCGTTCTTCAACAACATCGCCGGTGCGTCTGCGGACATGGAGCGATTCAACGCCACGCTGTCGGCGGTGGATCGAACTCGCATCGACGGACTTGGCACAGCGTTCGACGGAGTTGCCGTGGCGCTGCGTGGGTTCGGGCAGGAACTGCTCACGCCCTTCATCGGCATCACGCAGTCCATTAGCGAGGGACTGTCGCCTGCGCTGACGACGCTCGGGCGTCTCCTTGGTTCTGTGCTCGATGCAATTTCACCATTCACAAGTGCTCTCGGGCTCGTCGCAAATGTTGCTCTTCAGGCTGCGTCTACCGTCGGGAGGCTCGTTGGCGTCGCGCTAGAACCTCTTGCCACGGTTGGCCGCGCGCTATCGTCTGCATTCGATGTCTTGAGCCAGACGTTCTCGCGGTCATTCGACGCAGTCAATTCTGTCATCGGCTCGGTTGGTCGGTTCCTTCAGTTCGAGGGATCGATTGCGGCCGTGTCGAGAGCGTTATCTGCCGTAGCGTCCACGGTCGCTGAGACTCTCTCGCCCATATTCGAGCGTCTGTCCAAAATCGGTCAGCGAGTCGGAGCAATCCTGTCGGCGGCATTCGAGAAACTCGGGTCATTCTTCGCTTCGTTCGCGAGCTCGACCGTCACGCGCATCGGCGAAGTCATCTCGACGCTCCTAGAGGTGACGGGCATTTCCGACACGGTGGCCGCTGTCGCCGAACGCATCGGTGAAGTGTTCGGGTCTGCGTACGACATCGTCAGTGGCGTCGTCTCGACGATCGGCGGGCTGATCGAGCGAGTGTTGAAGTTCGCCGAGGATTGGCTCGGCATCACGGCGACGATCGCGGAACCTGTGCAAGCGACGATCGAGGTAGACGCTGGCGACACGATCGCGGATCTGATTGCCGAGAACAAGGAACTCGGCAAGGTCATCGACGGCATCACGAAGAGCGTCAGCGACGCGATCAACGAGTCGGCCCAGTTTGGACAGGCTGGCTTCGACGCAGCGCTGCAATACCAGCAGAGCATCGGCGACCTCAAGGAGAAGTTGTCAGCTGGTCTCTTCAACGAGGAGACGTTCCGCACTGAAGCAGAGAAAGCCAAGGTTGCATTCGACGCCGAACTCAAGCGAATCGAAGAAGACGCCAGCCTGGAAGTCCAGATCACCGAGAATGCCACGAAGACCCTTGCGGGGATTGACGAAGCCATATCTAAGGCGATCGAGAAGGCGACTGAGTTTGGCGAGGAAGGGTTCAACGCCGCACTTTCGATCCAAAACGCACTGACACCGCTGAAGGAGCAGTTCGATCGTGGGATCATCAACGAAGAGAGCGTTCGGCAGGGAGTCGCCAAGGCAAACGCAGAATACGAAAAGCAACTTGAAGCGATAAAGAAAACTCGCGACGAGCAGGCGAAGGCAGTCGAGGACGATAAGAAACGAATCGACTCGCTGCTTGGCGTTACGAATGCCGCCGGAAAGGTTGCTACTGATCTTGCGACGGTCGAGCGGGAAATCTCTCGCGTACAGCAGCAGATTTCCGAGACCGGCGTCGGGAAGGACGGCGCTGCAGAGGCTCGCCTGCGCGAACTGCAAACCCTTCAAACGCAACTCGACGCACAGCTTGAAGCGGCAGCGCAGGGCTTCGACGAAGGATTCGCGGACGCGTTTGCGAAGACAGGCGAGAAATTCAATGAGCTTGCCGCCAAGGCAGGCGAGTTCGGGCAGGCGGGCGCTGATGCAGCGCGGCGGCTCTCTGAGGGTATCCAGGCGGCGCAAGACCAGGCTCGTGATGGAATCCTCAACGCCGCCGCGTACGAGCAACAGGTCGAGCAGCAGAAGCGTCTCTTCGAGAACGAGCTTGCGAACATCAAGAAGACTGCCGATGAGCGCAAGAAGATCAATGAGTTCGTTGACAAGCAACTCATTGCATTCCGCTTCGGCGGCGACAACGAACGAGCAGAGGCGGCGATTCGGGCGGTCGAAATCGAGAAGGAGATAATCCGCGTCCAAGAGCAGGTGAGGATTGCTCGTGCCAACGGCGACCGCGAAGCGATCAACGCGGGTGTGCAACGAATCGGTCAACTCGACCAAGTGCTCGCAAACGAGCAGGCAATCGCAAACGGCCGCAAAGAGATAGAGAAGCAGTTAGGGGAGCAGCGGGACAAATACCTCAAGCAGTTGGAGCAGCAACAGCAAAAGGCACAACAGGAGCAACAAAAGTACCTCGAAGAGCAGGCGAAGGCCGTCGAGGCAGAGAACCAGCGTCAGGTCGCCCGCATCCGCGAGCTCAACACACTCGGCAGCGGTGTCATCCAGGGCAACGACATCCGCACCGCCGAAGGTGCGGCGTTGTTTTTGAACCTCGCCGCCAACCAGCAAGACCCGGCGCTCATCGAGGCTCGTCTCCAGACGCGGCGGCTGACAGAACTGCGTGACACGCTCGTGGCGATCTCGGCGCGGTTCGCCGGGCCAGTAGCATCAATTGGTGGGGGAACAGGCTGATGGGCGTCGCACATCATCGCGAGCTACCGCGCTCGAACAAGTTCCGCCTCGGCGAGTCACGCGACCTCACGCGGCAGTTCGTCGTTACGCACGACGCGTCTGGGCAGGCGACGACGGCGAACGAGGTGGCGACCGCACTGTCGCTCGACATCGGCGTCGCCCATCCCGAGTACGCCGACGTACGGTGCGTCGAGATTGAGTACGAAGAGAACTACGAAGGCTCGCAGTACCACTCGCTCCTCACCGCGAAGTACGGCTTCCCGAGCGGTGGGCTCGATCAACTCGCGGCACCGACGAGCCGACCGGCACTGTGGACGTTCACGACGCAGGGCGCGACGGTGCCTGCGCTCTTCTACTACCACGGCAGCGGCAACGGCGACCAGCGCCCGCTTGTGAACTCAGCCCTGGACTATTTTTCGGGCTTAGAGTCGGACGAAGCGCAATGCAAAGTCGTCATCTCGCAAAACCTCGCGACGTTTCCGTCATCGTGGGCGATCGGGCTCACGAACACGATCAACTCGACAACGTGGATCGGCGGTGCGACGCATTGCTGGAAATGCCAAGGGATCAGCGGTGAGCTCAAGTATGAGGAGTACGGCGGCACGCTCCACCGATTTTGGGCGGTGAAGGTCGAGCTCCTGTTTCGCCAGACAGGCTGGCCGCTGCAACTGCCCGACGTGGGGTTCAACTACCTCGACGGCGGGCAGAAGCGACGCGGCATGGTGTTCGACTTCCAGAACGCCGAGTGGGTCGCGTCGCCCGGCCCGGTCGGGCTCGACGGCAGCGGCAACCAGACACTCGGCGCTCCCGCGATCCTCACGAGGCGTGTGCACCGCGAGGTGGACTTCAACAGTTACTTCGGCTCCCCGCCCGCGTAGGAGGCTCCCCATGCCAGACATCACGTACAACGTGCAGGTGAGCGCCTCGCGTGGCGCTCTCGTCCAGCAGTTCTTCGCCAATGGCATCACGACCGACATGAGCACGACCGGCGTGCTCGCGGCGACGCTCGATCTCACGACGGCGACGAGCCAGTTCGTGACGAGTGCCGCCTCGACGCTCGGGCTGTGCTTCGCCCGCTCGCTCGTGACGAGCACGAACCAGACCGCCACCGTGTCGTTCGGCCGCCTCGACGGCACGACGCTCCACGAGACGGTGCGGTTGCGTCCCGGCGATGCCGCACTCTTCCGCCTCGCTCCCGGCAACTACGCCGCGAAGGCAGCGTCCGCCGGTCGCCTCATGCTCCAGGTACTGGAGGACTGAGTCGTGGCCGACCCGGTGATCTTCGATCGCTCGTCTGCCGAGCGGATCGCGAGCGCCGTGCGTCGCGTCGAGATCGGTGATCGCTCCGAGAGCCCGCTGCGGTTCGACACGGTGCCGCCGACGCAGCAGCGGAAGACCTTCCGCATCGCGACGTTCAGCGGCGCGTGGGCGATCAATGCGACGAAGACCGTCACGTTCAAGTACCAGACTGCGACGCCCAACACGGCGTCGGCGCTCAATCTGTTTGCGGCAGTGCCAGCCCCTGCGAGCAGTGGCGACTGCGCCATCGCACGCGAAGGCACGGCGTGGTTCCTCATCGCGGCGGTGTGCAGTACGGCAACATGATCGACGACCCTCTCGCACTCGTCGTCGCTGGCATCTGGCTCATGGCGGCCGGGATGTACCCGGTCGGATTTTTGTTTGGCGCTTGCAGCGATTGTTGTGCGCCAGCAGGCGACCCGAATGCGTGCTGCTGCGGCGGAAACTACCCGTCGCAACTCGTCATCACGATGCAGGGCGCACAGAATCGCACGATATCGCCATCGTTTTGGTACCAGTACGGCAATGCGAACGACTACGAAGAGTGGATTAACTGTTCGTCGCTCAATGCTTCCTACGTGCTGGATTTCGACGAATGCACGCAGAAGACCACGACGACAACCAAGGCTGCCAGATATCGGTCGTATCGTGGTGGAGCGACGCAGACGCTCCAGATATCCAACGCGATCGAGTACCAAGTGACGGCGAGTTATTCCTGCAACGACAGCGTGTTTTCGACAAGCCTCACCGTCATGTCTGGCATCGCCACCAACTCGACGCAATGCAGTACTTGCAAGTCGGAGTTCGGCGGCTCGTGGAGCACGTTCGCGGTCTTAGTGTTCGGCGGGCCGTTCGCGTCGCCATCGCGATTCGACGGGCTGCGTCTTCCGAGCGGCGATTGGACGTGCGCAGAGCGCCGCGTCGGTCGCACGATCACATGGCGTCGCGAGGTGTGCAGCACGGGAGCCGCGACCCTCATGCGTCACGTATTCGCAGCCAATGGCACGTACACGCTCGCGACGACGGGCGGCACCAGCCCGCACGACATCACGAGTTGCCGCGCCCCGGAGATGCACGGGCTGATTCTCTCTGGCTGCGATATGTCTGCCGCCACCGTTACGGCCACACTTCAATGAAGTGCGAGTTTGTCTTTGAGGCTATTGACGACGCCAGCAAGCGCGCAAAGTGCCAGCGATGCTCGCGATCTGTTGTAGTGCCGATTGTGGTCGAGACGGTGGACGCTCAGTGCCGTGCCGGGGTGTCTTTACCGAGGGTCGCTGTCGGCGACTTGGTGGAGCGGATGCTGACCAGCCTCGGAATCACGAAACGTCGCGTACAGGCGTGGACTCGCGTCAAGGACTGCGGCTGCGCCCAGCGGCAGAGGTGGCTAAACCAGTGGGGCTACCAGCAGCAGGATCGCATTGAGCGTGTATTGAACAAGGCTGCGAAGTGGTACGGGATTTCTTGACACTCTATCCACCATGAACGCAGGAGGACGGGTGCCGTGGCGGATGATCACACGATCACGATCGCGGGCGAGAAGTGGCTGCTACGCTTCTCGCGGCTCACCGGCAAGGCTGACGGCTGGACGTGCTATGACGAAAAGCCGCCGAAGATGCTGGTCGATTCTCGACTGACCGGCTCGCAGCGTCTCGAAACCGTCCTCCACGAGATCGCCCACGCGGTGCTCGGCTCCACGATCTCTGAGGAGACGGTGACCGAGTTGGCCCGCGTGCAGCGTCGTGTCCTCTGGCAGATCCTGCGTTACCGGGAGGTGCCGCGTGGCG